AATAAAGTAAGCAATAAACTAAAATATGTATGTATGGATATTGCAAATGGTTACAGTGATCACTTTGCACAACATGTTAAAAAAGTTCGTAATGCATTTCCTAATTTAGTAATTATAGCAGGTAATGTAGTAACCGGAGAGATGACAGAGGAGTTAATTTTAAATGGAGCAGACATCGTTAAAGTCGGAATTGGACCAGGAAGCGTGTGTACAACACGAATCCAAACAGGAGTCGGGTATCCGCAACTTAGTGCAGTCATTGAATGTGCAGATGCGGCACATGGACTTGGTGGACATATTATTGCTGATGGGGGCTGTAACTCTAGTGGTGATGTGGCTAAAGCATTTGCTGGCGGCGCCGATTTTGTAATGCTAGGCGGTATGCTTGCAGGACATGATCAAGGTGGTGGCGAAGTAATTACCAAACATTATAAAACAGATGAATTAGAATATGAAATAGGCATGCATCTAGATAATCAAAAATGTAAAATAGAGCAAAAAAAGTTTATAGCATTTTATGGAATGAGTAGTGATGCAGCAAATACAAAACATTTTGGTGGACTAAAAGACTATCGTGCAAGCGAAGGACGAGAAGTACTAGTTCCATACAGAGGTGCAGTACAACACACCGTACAAGCAATCTTAGGTGGGTTGCGTAGTACCTGTACATATGCAGGTGCAATGAAACTTAAACAACTTAGTAAATGTACTACGTTTGTTCGCGTTAACAATCAGTTTAACAAAACATACGAAAGCACAACAACTAAGATTTAGCTATGTTGTACATGCATAGCGTCTTTGCAGCAGATAAGTAAGTGATTCTGCGGTATTATAGATAAATAGATGTGTAATAAAAATGGCACAACGTTGTGTTATAGTTACATGTACAAAGTAGTACAGAGCGACCTCGGCTCAGAAAAAAAGAGCGGCAGTTAGTGCCACGCTAACTGACTCTGGGAAAGACCAGGGCATAACCCATGCCTTACAAGCGATACATTATGAGGTATCGTGGTAGCAGCCAGGAGAGACTGGCAAATAACGGATGCTTTCCCAAAAACATCCACACATATAACGGAGAATATAAAATGGCTAACACTTTTTTTAGTGCATGGTCGGGATTATTCAATGGCTCACGTAGAAGTCGTGTGGCTTACAATAACACCCTAATGACTTATGCAAAAACAGAATATGGTTCTGATTGGCAATATGCCTACAACTATATGCTAGAACACAAAGGATCTGCACCAAAGATGGGTCTTGCAGATATCAATATCAAGGTAGCAGTAAAATGACAACAACACTAATATACAAACAAACATGCGAAATTTGTGAGAAGATTTCAAACGCAAGTTTAAAGATTCTAATGACAATTTGGTCATTTGGTGAAACAGTTGGCCGTGCAAAAGCAGCTGCAGAGTTACATCGTCAAGGCTATCACAAAGAAGCAAAGGCGCTTATGTTGGAGAGTAAATAATGATTAATACTATAACAAACAAATTAAGTTGGTTAACACGTGCTTATACAAACAGTCAAGGACGCAGAGCAACTGAAAAGGCTTTGTCGGAATTAAACGACTTTGAATTAAATGATATTGGATTATGCAGAGGCGACATTAGATCAGTTGCTCGCGGTGATCTTAAAGCATATAAAAGATCAGTTAAGTAATGTTTAAAAAGTTTTTAAAAGCAATGGAATACAGAAGTTATTGCATGAGCATCAGGCAACTTCGTCAATTAGGCGAACATGAAAAAGCTAATGAAATTTCTGAATATAAACATAAGATGTATAACACATTTTAATTTAGTGTAGTTTTAATTGCATAAATAGTTGTATGAGTAAAGTACATCTATTAACAGAAATAATAATAAAATTACAGAACCTTAGTACTCAGGATGAGAAACTAAAGCTTCTGCATACCTATAATAAAGAAATCATACTACAACGTATAATTACTATAGCGTATAATCCTTGGATTGATTTTGGAATGAAAGATTTTGTGCCAAAGCGTTTAGGTAAAAAGTTTGGTATGGGTTTGAGTAAATTCCTACATATTTTAACAGACATCATAGACGAAAAATATGATGAAAGAGAAAAGAACTTTTCTTGTCAAATGGCTATGCAACATATAGATGAGCGTGATGCTGAACTATTTGTTAATTTACTAAGACAAGATCTGGACTTAGGACTCGAATTAGAAACAATAAATGCAGTATGGCCTGGATTAATAATGATTTATCCAATAAGCTCGCCTACTGTAGCAGACTATAAAACATTTAATAAATATCCAGCCGCAGTACAACCTATTAGTAGAGGTTTACGAGTTAATGTAATTGTACATAAAGATATAGTTACTTACAGAGACAAAGAAGGTAACAATATCGAAGGTTGGAATATACACGACGAACAGTTTGTAAATTTAGCACAAAACAATAGTACAGTATTTGATGGTCACGCAGTTGTGGTTAATGGTACAACTATTGTCGAGACTGATAATCAAAAAGTATTAGAAGCAGATCCGGAAAACATCAGATTTAATTTTTGGGATGTTATTAGATATGATGGATTTATTACTGGTACAGATACTCGTATAGGTTATAATTGGCGTAATAATGGATTAGAACATATGATTATACTTGCTATAGATAAGAATAAAACACCTTGCTATGACATTGTAAAGGCTGATCTAGTAGGAAGTGATGAACAATTAGCGTTAACTGTTGAAAAGTATAAATCTAAATGTGTTATTAAAGCATTAGACGGCACATGGGTACATGGAACTGATCCAACACAAGTTATTTACGAGTCTTAATTTTCTTAATATATTGATTTCCAAAGTGATCGTATAACCCATCAAAGAACTGAAACTTAGTAATAGCTTTACCAGTTCCTTTCATTCTATCTTTAAATCGTTGCCACCATGTTACTTTGGTTTTGATATGCACATCGTATGTAATATACTCTATTTGCCCTACATGTTTGTAATATCCAAAGAATGGAACTCTAGTAACAATATCGTTGTTATTAACAAATCTATACGCCTCTATATCATTAAACTGTTTACCCCATTCTCTGTCACCTACCTTTGGTGACCCATATGTATATAATTCTAAATCTGCACCTGCTTGGTGAAATCTACTAGCACATATAGTTGCCATTGCAGCTCCTAAACTATGTCCAGTAATTACTATTTTTTTAGTAGTTAGTTTTTTACCCAACCACTTAATAATTTCAGGATATAGTTTATCTAATTCATGTTTAAATCCAGAATGTACTGTACCTGTTGTATCTGCACCTGCAGGCCAAGCCTTGATATCTGCTAATAAGTCGCCCATTTGAGCGCCTTCAGTACCTCTAAAAGCAACGATCACATAGTCAGGCATAACAATACCATAACCTTGTGCGTTTTCTTTTTCAAAGAATTTAACACTTGAATGTTTTATTTTGTTATCTTTTAGGAATTTAACTACTTCTGGTTTTTCTTCGTATACTATCTTTGATACATCTATACATAATTCTGCTAGATGCCAATCTATGTTATTTTTTAACAATTAATTTCTCCAGTCTGTGTGTAGGTATGCGGGTATTATAGATATATCTCCACACCTTACCACGACCATTATCAATTTCAAATATAGTTTCTCGCATACCTATACTAATAATAGTGGCTTTTTCTCCATCTAAGAATACTTCGTCGCCGGGTTCAAATCCAGGCTTCATTTTCCAACGAAGACTTGCTACAAAATCTCCTACAGCTTCTTTAAACCATAATACTATTATCGCAGTAATTCCTAGCCCTATTAACGGTTCTAATAACATTGATATTTTCATTGCTTCTGATTCTAACATACTATAACTATTTATTAAAAATAGACAAAAACTATTGACAAATACAATATAATATACTATAATTACACTAATGAAATAAAGGAGTCTACAATGACAAAAGAAAATAGCAATGTACCAGCAGTTACATTTAAGGTACGAGTACCAGATCCGTCAAACAGT